CGTAATGATGGATACTGGATTTAAAACCATAATCGAAGTGATGAAACAAGGATCGTGGCTCACGGACCTCGAAGTGGCAGAGCGGGCCAAAATGAAACTAGATGCCGCGCTCTACTACCTTAGACGATTAAGGCGCTTGGGTCTGGTGATAAGCGAATGGGTTCACGGACAACGGGTCTGGGGTGTGACACTTTGTCGCACTTGACTTTCTTCTATGCTAAGGGTACTCTTAAAGAGTAACCCCAATGGAGAACAAACATGAAAGTCCGAAACATAACTTTAACCGCCAATCAAATTGATGTTGTATTAGAAAGCCTTAAATCTGTCGCGTGGGAAATATCGCCAGAACGAGGGATAGCCAAACGTGTTGAGCGCGAAATGACCAAGGCGCTTGATCGAAGCGAAACAGTGTTTGAATAAACCCAAACACATCGAAGACGCCCTGCTCCAAGCAGAGCGTCACCTCGACGATTGCTGGTTCGAAGATCGCGGATCACGGGCCATCCAAAAAGCAACAGAAACACTAAATAGCATCAAAGCAGCTATAGCCGTGGGAGAAGAATATGAACCAGACTTCTAGGCCGTGGACAATACAATGCTTCCACGGAACCGCTTACGTCGATTACTATATGCACCGACACGACTTTCACGACGTGGTGCTGAGTTATGAATACGACAAAAAAGAATGGTATTCGCGGACACGGACCTCTCTCGTAACAATACAAAAAGACACTCCGTTTAACGACGGCAAAGAGTTGTCTAAAGATATGACAAAAAAACTAAGAGCAATTATGGAGAACTATTATGAAAGCCCGAATAAACATCACACAAAGAATGCTCAACAAAAGCATCATAGACGCCAATAAAAGCGTCGTAGCGTTCGTTAGAAATTGCTACCCAACACTAGGGTACGACTTCATAGAAAATGGAAGCAAAAAAGTGCTTCTGGCGTACTACGACGATGGTCACGAATATACACCAACACAAATAAGATTGTACCGCCGACCGCGGGGCGATAAACTCCTGTCCGTCGAAGGGCTGACAAGACGCGCCAACGCCGGAAACGTTATGACGTTCGAGCATGACAAGGAAAGCAACAGAATAATCGTCCGGCTCGAACTGGGTGAACCACCAAAAGAAATCAATCTAATCGAATAGGGCGGGTTTAGGGGTTTTAACCCGCCTTTGCGCAGGGAGCGGTCGCTTAACACTCCCACGCGGTAGGCCATTTTGACATAGTAGTGGCAGGACCGCGGATCAGGCTCTCGTCTTAATTTAGGCGGGAGCCTGTATCGTTTGTAACGCCTATACTATACCCTCCCAGAAAAATGAAAAAAAAAAAAACGAAAAATATAGGCGTTACAGGTGTAAACAAAGTTACACGTCTGTAATCAAACAAAAATAAGGCAAAAAAGCGTAACTTATTTTGTAACTCCATACTAAAGATAGGTGTTACATTGGCACTTTTTCGACCAAAACGGTTAAGCAGCCTTCTGCGTTAAGCCAAAATCCCCACGAAAAAAGTTACGAAAGTTTTTCTGGCGGGGTATACTATATGCTGCTAAAGGGTATTGTATAGTTATTTGCAGTGGAGAGAACCGTGCCTAGAAAAACAAACGCTGATCTTGCAAAACTCCCCAAGCCTCTGAGGATTAAAGCAAGGCCCATTCCTAGAAAGCATACCGGACTAGCCGTGGATAAAGAGGCCAACCGTTCTGACCCCCGAGGCGCGAAGTACAAAACAGCGGACAGCCCTTTGACGCGTAAGCAGGAGCTTTTTGTAAAGGAGCTTGTAAGCAACGACGGTATGATAACTTACAAGGAAGCCGCTATTCGAGCGGGTTACCCCGAGAGTTCAGCCCACACCCGTGCATATGAGTTGACCAACCCTCACAAATGCCCGCATGTTGTGGCAGCTATTCGGCGGTATCGAAACGAACTGGATGAACGTTTTGCCATCAACTACAGCAGACACGTTCGCGACCTGCAGAAAATCCGTGACGTGGCCCTCGAAAACGGGGCGTACAGCGCGGCGGTACAGGCGGAGTATAGACGAGGACAGGCGCAGGGTGATATATACGTCAGCAAGGCGGAGATCAGGCACGGCAGTATCGACAACATGGATAAGGAGGAGGTGATGAAAGCGTTGAAGGAACTAAAGGAATCCAATGGCTCAGACATTATCGACATTACCCCAACCGAAGATTCCGACGGAAGCGGCGTTTTATCAACAGTTGAGGACAGCCGCGAAAAAGGTTAGGCCCCAGCTAAGTCTGACTAGAATAGAAAACTCTGTCGGTCAGGGTATACCCGACCTTATGATCTGCGATGAACGCGGGCTATTTCATTTTGTAGAATTAAAGTTTTGCAGAGCCAATGCGGTACGGTTAAGCCCGCACCAAGTTTCTTGGCTAACGAGGCACCGACACAGCAGCAGTTGGATACTGGTTAAACAGCATCAGAAGTGGGGGAAAAAGCCTGTCGTTCTTTTGTATCGTGCTGATCAGGCAATCGCTGTCAAAACAGACGGGCTAAAGACCGATCCGGTGTATGAAGGGACAAATCCTTTTGATTGGCCCGCCATTTTGGACTTGATAACTCCCATATAATCGCATATGGTTTAGAGGTTAGCAAAATGGAGAACATGCTATGAGTTTAAACTATGATTTATGCGGTGTTAAAGCCGACTACAGAGACGATGCCGTCTGGCCTATCACCAGTGCTTTAATTTGGGGCACCATGTCGGTTGGCTTAAATGCGATTACGGAAAAGAATTGGGAAGAATTTTATGTCCGTTGTCACGCCATAGAAACAATTAATGGGGCTTGGCTTTTAGATAAAGATTTCAAAGGCCGTCCGATTACGGCGGAGGATGTAAAAAACCACGTCGGATTGCACACTAACGCCAGCACTAGAACTAAGGCCCAGTTCCAGAAAGATATATATCGGCGTTTTGTGGATCAGGCTAACCGCAACATAACACTGGAATTAAAAACCACGGAAGAAAGGGAGAAAGCCTAACCAATGTTTATTTTTGAATTAATAGGTCGATTGCTTTACGGCAGCGATTACGAGGAATTGAGCAAAAGAGCGAACCGCAAAAAACCAACGCGGAAACGCCGTCGATAGAACTTTAGAAACTGCCCGCTTTACACGCGGGCTTTTTTCTTTTATAGATATGGGACATTGCATACATTGGAGAACGCTATGCTCGAACGTAATAAAAGACACTATGGCACATGGGCGGTATATTCCGTTGAATTGACTTATCGTCATGTTGAGACGCATGTTCATAAAGAAAACGCGTTAAAGGCAGCTTTAGACTTACAAAACCACGACCACAACAACGGTCGCCCTACACAATACACCGTTTCTGAAATACCGTTTACAGATTGCGAGGATTGAAAATGCCTAACGTAATTTATAAGAAATATTCCGTTTTGGGACAGCCTAGATACTGGAACCGTCGCAAAAAAATGTGGACACTTTGGCTTTCTAAAAGTTGCCATTACCCGACGCACCACGGCGCGTTGCGCGTTTTGCATAGCCGTAGGTTTTCGGAAAATATTTGGAACTTGACCGAGAAAGACCTATTGACCAAAAAAGAAACCTTGGCAGAATATGGGGTTCAGACGCTATGCTAAAAACGGTCGAATATAGCCGAGCAAAAAAGACGCGGGGCATTGCAGTCACATATAGAGCGGGCGACGGTGGCAACTATGGCACTTGCCCCGCCAGTTGTGAGCTTAACCCGAGCGGTTGCGGCGCGTCAAAAATTGATGTTGATTATCTTGACGCGGTACTAGATGCCAAACCAGCCAAAGGTGTATCGTTCACCTATTCCCATTTTTCGCCGTTACACTGGAAACGAAAACTTGCGGCAAATAAAACGGTTATAAACTATAGCGCAAAAACCGCAGAAATCGCGGCAAAATTTATGCGGTTTAAGGTGCCTTGTGTTGTGACCGTTGCGGAACGTTTTTGGCAGGGTAAAAAGAACCGATCGGTTGACGGTGCCTTGATTGTCCGGTGTCCGGCTGAAATCGTCGCGGGGTTTAGTTGCGCGGATTGTGGCAATGGTGATCCATTATGCGCTAGGCTCGAAAGAGATTTTGCCATTGGCTTTACCGCACATGGTGCTGGTAAAAAGAAAGCCGCTGATCCTGATCAGGCGGGCGGTTGCTATGCCAGTGGGGGTAATGTCGCGTTGCACTGGACAGCTACAGCCGCGCAGGATCAGGACGAAACCGACGGGGAAAAATTGCGTCGGTTTGTTTCTGGTCTGCCCCCGCGTTCAATTATTCGACACCATATTGCAGGCGATATTGGCGAGGAAACGCACAACTAGAAATTTCCGCTTGATTATATATGCGAGTCTCTATATTAAGAGGGTGCGAGAAATCGCGCCCTTTAACTTTGGAGAACGTAAAAAATGTCACATTCGATTGAGAACACGCACGGCAGCTTAACCCAACTTATGCAACAGGTTCAGGACCAAGCCGCCCGCAAGGCGGACTTTCTAACCCCGACAAACGACTTGCAAAAGATCACCAACTCAGAAACAAACGAACCAATATTGGTTATTGAAGCAAAAGGCGGCGAACCTACCCGCCATTTAAAAATAAACAACGTAGCTTTCCAACAGCTAGCCGCGCATTGCGACATTGAGGCCCGCACGGCCCGCCGCCTTCAAACGAATTACCCTTTTGAGTTCGACAATCTGATTAACGCTCACTTCGATCAAGAACCCAAGCGGAAAATGCTTCGCACTTTTTTGGATACCGATGAAACCAACGGTACGGCCCGAGCTTTATTATCCGACCGCTTTAAAACGTATGACAACAACGATATGTTGCAGACGGTTTTACCGCCTATCATGGAAAACGATAGCCAGTTGCAGGTTGTGCAAGCTAATATTAGCGATAGCAAATTGTATATGCGTTTCAAATCGCTTGTTCATACTGGCGCGGGTGCCAACGTCCAAGATATTATGGCTAACGGTGTGGGCTTTTCTAACAGCGAGACGGGCCAAGGATCGGTGACGGCATACCAACTTTTTTGGACACTTGCGTGTCTAAATGGCATGCAAACCGAGAACAAAACTCGGAGCAGCCATATCACCAGCGCGAGGGATAGCGACGATTGGGGCTTGTTATCGGGAGAGGCGCAGGAAGCCGATAATAGAGCCTTGAATTTAAAACTTCGTGATCTGGTGGAAGCATACAGCAGCCGCGAGATGTTTGACCAAGTGCTGGACAAGATGAAAGCAGCAGCCGCCGACACAATCGAAGGCGAATATTCGGTCGCCGACACGGTCAACAATTTAGGCACCGTTATGCGTCTTACTAAGAAAGAAACGTCAAACGTGCTGGACGGTTTAATGAGCACGATAGGACAGGCGGGCTATGAGAACGACCGCCCACTATCCCGCGCAACCTTAATCAACGCCGTGACAGCCGTCGCCAACACCAGCGATATTGATCACGCGGATGATTGGCAACGTCGCGGAGGTCAGCTGTTGAATATGAACGCCCGAGATTGGAACCGCATAGCGGCTTAAACTTTTTATTGCTTTGCGCTTTACATTGGCGCATATTGGGGCGGGGGAAACCTTGCCCCTTAACTTTTGTTTAATAGGAGAACAAAAAAATGGAACTAGCTAGAACCGATTACACCAATGAGACTGAGCTTGCCCGCTTGCGTGAAGAGATGGAAGCACTTCGAACAATTAACGCCGAAAATGCTCTGATGCTGGACGATATACGCTTGCCCCTTTTTAAACTTTTGAAAGATCAACTCGGGGCAATGATATCAGGCGAAATTGCCGAGCAATTGAAAACAAAAGAAACGGCTTTTGATATTCAAGATCATATGGAAGATATCCGCGAGGATATCACTTACAATTTCGACATCAGTTCTTTTCAATCCGAGATCGAAGAGATTGTAACCGAGCGCGACATGACCGACGAGGTGACCGAGATTGTCGAGGATGTTTTGAGAGGCGCAAAAATCACACTGGGTTAAACACCCGCCCAACTTTGCCCAACTAGGCCCGCGCTATGGCGGGCCTTTTTTTATGTTTGACAGATTAATAAGAGATATCCCATACTGCAGGAGCGGCGGGCGCGGTGTCCGCTGGCTTATTGGAGAACCAACACAATGAAACGCTATCAAATAGAAGCCTCGACATTCGAGCTAAACGGGACCGAGAGCCATACAGTGCTTTACACCAGCAACGGCATAAGCACCGCGCGTGCTTATCTTGAGGGGTTTACCACTGCCAGCGATTGGAAAGATTACGACCTTATCAATCTATTAGATACAGCGCACCCCAATGACAGCGACTTGCATTTGATCGACAGCAAAATGCACCCCGCCATCGACAACGGCGCAACTAGCCAGAGCCTTGCAGACTTTACCGAGGTTTGGACCGACGTAGGACAACACGGTTTCTTCCGGTGTAAGCTGTGAGAGGCGGCTTGAGTACCAAACCCCCAGCAGACCCCCGAAAGAGCCGAGCCGAGCGGAGAGCCGCCGAAAGCAACCGCAAATATTCCAAAGGTGGAAAGGTTAACTTTAACCGCTGGACAACCAAACATGGCCGACGAGCCGGAAAGTGAAACTATGATTAATATGACAATGGCCCAGCGCGACACGCTGGAACGCAAGTGGTCCGAACTGGACGAAACCACCCGCCCGACGCTTGAACGCTTTCTTGAGAGCGTGAAAGACACGTTCTATTGCGACGATGCAGTGACAGTGTACTGGGCTAATATGTGGCTATGCGTTGAGCGTGACGGATACGCCCACACTTGACGAAATCACATAGATCAGGCTAATCTTAGGGCGGGGCAATCCCGCCCTTTCTTATTGGAGGCTTAAAACATGAAACACTGGGAACTAGAACACTCGGGCGAACTGATCCGCATTGAATGGAACGGGGTTGCCACTTTCAACCTGCAGACCCCTATCGGTGGGCGGTGGGTCGATTACCACGCTTTCACGGTTTATGGCATTGAAACTGATCAGGAGGCGCTTGAACACGCTTTTGATGTTTTGCTGCAGCTGTCCCTAGGCGTTGTTGAGACAGCGACCGAGCCGTACTTACAACAGCCGAACGAAACGCGCACCGAATACTGCGCACGTATTGGCATCGCCCCGCACACTTAACGACCAGCACCACCGGAACGACGATCAGAGCCGCCTTGGAGCGGCTCTTTTATTTTAGTGACACATGCGGCCCCCGCACCCCGCCCCTTTGCTTAAACCTACCGGACCGAGATCCGAGGCCCAAGGTTCGAGGTCCATTCTCGTTAATCTCGTGCCCAGATACCCGATGCTCGACAACGAGATCGACGAGAGAGCCGTTAATCTGGACCGATCCGCCCCGATCCGCCCCGATCCGGTCGATCTGGCGGAAAATATCGGAGCGCAGCCGCGCAGTTAAATCCACCGGACCGACGTTCGAGCGTCAATTAACTGCACCAGCTGCAGCAGCTGGCGGACCAATCGCCACGGCTGCGCTCCGATATCCCGCGCCAGACAACCGTAGCACGATCACAAAGACCCGTCCCTGGATATGCAATATCGCATATAATAACTTATTATCGCATAGCCCAAAGACCGTTTAACGCGACTCGGGTCCCCCGGATATCGGGTCAATCCGCCTAGGTTAAACCCAAATCGACCGGAATCCGCCGACCGCGCACCCCGTGCCGACCTGCGGGGGCTTGGGCCATGTTTTTGACAAATAGTTGCCATAAAAATGATATGGGGTATAACTATGTAATAGCTGGTTTATTTAGGGGCCCCGATCCGTGACTATCGCACTACAAGAAAAGGCTCTGAAACTTCAACTTAGACTTGCACAAATAGAGAAGCAGGAGTCTCAGCGTAACAATTTTTTACCGTTTGTTAGGGGTATGTGGCCTGACTTTATTGCTGGTCGTCATCACCGGATTATTGCTGAAAAGTTGGAGCGTGTTGCGAGTGGCGAGTTAAAGCGTTTAATTATCAACATGGCTCCGCGGCACACGAAGTCTGAGTTTGCCTCTTTTTTGTTTCCTGCGTGGATGATGGGCAAGAATCCTAGTATGAAGATCATTCAGGCGACTCACACGACGGAGTTGGCGGTAAACTTTGGTCGTAAGACTAAGAATCTTTTGGACACGGATGAGTATAAGGGGGTATTTCCACACGTTAAGTTAGCGGCGGATTCGAAGGCTTCTGGTCGGTGGGACACGAGTGCTGGTGGGATGTATTATGCTGTTGGTGTTGGTTCTAACTTAGCGGGTCGTGGTGGTGATTTAATTATTATTGACGACCCTCATTCTGAGCAGACGGCTATGAGCACGAACGGTTTTACGGATGCTTGGGATTGGTACACTGGGGGCCCTCGGCAGCGACTACAGCCCGGAGGTTCTATAGTTTTGGTACAGACTCGGTGGTCTGAGAAGGACATGACGGGTCAGTTGTTACGTGGCATGGCTAAGGACCCTTTGGCGGATCAGTGGGAGGTTGTTGAGTTACCGGCTATTTTTGATGACGGTACGCCTTGTTGGCCTGAGTATTGGAGTATTGAGGATTTGACTGCGGTCAAGGCATCTATTCCTCCTATGAAGTGGAATGCTCAGTACCAGCAGAACCCTACTGGTGAGGAGAATGCGATTGTTCCTCGGGATTGGTGGCAGCGTTGGGAGAGTGAGCGGGTCCCTAACTTGCAGTATGTGATACAGAGTTATGATACGGCGTTTAGCAAGCGGGAGAGTGCGGATTACAGTGCTATTACGACGTGGGGTGTGTTTTATCCTGAAGAGGATGGTGGGTCCCCTGCGTTGATATTATTGGATAGTAAGAAGGGTCGTTGGGATTTTCCTGAATTGAAGCGGATTGCTTTTGACGAGTACAAGTTTTGGGAGCCTGACACTGTGATTGTGGAGGCGAAGGCGAGTGGGACTCCTTTGACGCAGGAGATGCGTCAGGTTGGGATACCTGTTGTAAATTTCACGCCGAGTAGGGGTAATGATAAGGTCACGCGGTTGCACAGTGTTAGTCCTTTATTTGAGGCTGGTATGGTGTATGCTCCTGACAAGACTTGGGCGGACGAGTTAATTGAGGAGATGGCTGCGTTTCCCAACGGTGAGTTTGATGATTTGGTTGACAGTGCTACGCAGGCTTTGATGAGGTATCGTCAGGGCAATTTTGTGCAGTTGCCAACAGATGATTGGCAAGATGACGAAACATCTGCTAGGGTACACGCATATTATTGACGGAGACGGCTATGGCTATTGGCGGATTGATGGATACGAACGTACCGAGTCAGCTTGACGAGGACGATTTACGCGCTGAGTTGGAGATAGAGATACCGGATTCTGGCGCGGACCCTATGTTGTATGCGGTAGATTCTGATGTTGAGATAGAGATTTCTACGGAGGATGACGGTGGGGTTACGGTAGACTTTGATCCCGAGGACATGCGCGGCGAGGGCGGAGATTTTTACGCTAACTTGGCGGAGGAGATGCCGGACCGCGAACTTAGTCGCATTGGCAACGACTTATCTGGGGAGTTTGACGCTAATCGGTCTAGTCGTCAGGAGTGGGAGGTTGCGTATTCGAATGGTTTGGAGCTATTGGGATTTAATTACGAGGAGCGCACTCAGCCGTTTCGTGGTTCCAGTGGTGTAACGCATCCTTTGTTAGCGGAGGCTGCTACGCAGTTTCAGGCGCAGGCGTTTAACGAGTTATTGCCTGCGGGTGGTCCTGTTCGAACGCAGGTTATGGGCGAGGAGACTCACGCCAAGGTTGATCAAGCCAAGCGTGTTCGTCAGTTTATGAATTATTATATTACGAATGTCATGGAGGATTACACTCCGGACATGGATCAGATGTTGTTTTATTTACCTCTTGCGGGCAGTACGTTTAAGAAGACTTATTATGATGAGGTCATGGACCGCGCTGTAAGTAAGTTTGTTCCGGCTCAGAATTTGGTTGTACCGTATGACACTTCTGATTTGGATACGTGTCCGAATATTAGTCAGCTTATACGGATGGATTTAAATGATTTGCGTAAGAAGCAGCTTGCGGGGGTTTATTTAGATATAGAGGTTATACCTGCGCAGGGGGATATTACGGAGGTTGATTCTGAGATAAACCGGATTGATGGCATTGAGCCTTCGCAGATTGATTACGACTGCACTTTGTTGGAGTGTCATGTTGATTTGGATTTAGAGGGTTATGAGGATTTAGACGCGGACGGGGAGCCTACGGGCATTAAGGTTCCTTATCTTGTTACTATATCTCAGGACAACGGTCAGGTTTTGTCTATTCGGCGGAATTACCGCGAGGATGATCCAGCTAAGAAGAAGATTGCATATTTTACGCACTTTAAGTTCTTACCGGGATTTGGGTTCTACGGCTTGGGCTTGATCCATACTATTGGTGGATTATCGCGGACCGCGACCAGTGCTTTGCGGCAGTTGATTGATGCTGGTACTTTGTCGAATTTACCTGCGGGGTTCAAGGCCCGCGGGCTTCGAATTAGGGACGACGACGATCCTTTACAACCGGGGGAGTTTAGGGACGTAGATGCTCCGGGTGGTGCGATACGTGACAGTTTGATGTCATTGCCGTTCAAGGGTCCGGATCGGACGTTGTTTGAGTTATTGGGTTTTGTTGTACAGGCTGGTCAGCGGTTTGCGACTATTACTGATATGAAGGTTGGGGACGGTAATCAGGGTGCGGCGGTTGGCACGACGATAGCGATGTTGGAGCAGGGTTCGCGGGTAATGAGTGCTGTTCACAAGCGTTTACATTATGCGATGCGTCAGGAGTTTAAGATTTTGGCGCGAGTAATGTCGGAGAGTTTACCGCAGGAGTATCCGTATTCTGTTGCTGGTGACGAGTCTAGCATTATGGCGTCGGATTTTGATGATCGTATTGATGTAATTCCTGTTAGTAATCCGAATGTATTTAGTCAGGCGCAGCGGATTGCGTTATCTCAGACTAAGATGCAGTTAGCGGCGCAGGCTCCTGAGATGCACAACATGCACGAGGTTTATCGTGATATGCATGAATCGTTGGGTGTGACGGACGTGGATAGGATAATGAAGGCGGTTCCGGACGACGAACCGCGGCCCTTGGACCCTGCGCAGGAGAACATAAACGCGTTGGATCAGGTTGAGTTACGTGCGTTTGCGGGTCAGGATCATCAGGCTCATATAACGGCGCATTTAGTTTTTGGTTCTTCTCCGATGGTTGCTCAGATGCCGCAGGTTGCGGTTGCTTTACAAAAGCACATTTTGGAGCATGTTAAGATACAGGCTGAAGAGGCTGGTATGCAACAGATGCAGCAAGCGCAGGGTGGTGACGAGGCTCAGATGGAGATGCAATATCAGGCGGTTGTTGCTCAGTTGGTTGCTCAGGGTATGCAGCAGGTTAAGCAGTTGTCTGGACAATTATCTGGTCAGGGCCCTGATCCTCTGATAAAGCTTAAAGAGAAGGAGTTGGAGATTAAGGCGCAGTCGGAACAGTCGGATGCTCAGATGGATCAGGCAAGACTTCAGCTTGATGCCCAGAACCAGCAGATGCGTGGTGAGCAGTTTCAGCAGCGGCTTGAGAGCCAAGAGCAACAGACCGCGGCACGTATAGACAGTGCGATGCAGCGTGAATTATTAAAGCAAAGGAGTCAGTGATGGCTAAAGTACGAGTAAACGGGGCCCCTGCGGGTCCGGCACCGAAGGCGGTTCCTTACGCTGACATTAAAGATCAGGGCCGTATTCCGTATGGTAAGACGGCGGAGGTTCGTGTTCCCACGTCTATGTCAATTAAGACTGCTCGTGGTATGGGCGCTGCGAAGCGCGGCGGCAAATACATTGCGTGTGTCTGACGGATGCCGCCTGAGTTGCTTTGGAGCGGTGGGTTAACCGCGGTTCTGGGCGTTTTTGGCTGGTTATTGAGGACGTATGTAGGGGAGGTGCATCGTATTCAAATACTCTTGAACCGCACTCGGGAAGAGATGGCGAAGGAGTATGTTACTAAGTCTGACAACACTACGGACATGAATCGGGTTATAACGCGTTTGGATGCGTTAGACGCTAAGATGGACCGCATGTTGGAGAGATAAATGATTGATCCTGTAACGGCTTTTGCCGCAGCTAACGCCGCGTTTAAGGGCGTGAAGATGTTGGTTGGTGCTGGTCGTGAGATGCAGGACGTAAGCAAGCAGCTTGGGCAGTGGTACTGTGCGGTTGCGGATATTTCCAAGGCTGAGACTCAGCGTAAGAATCCAACGTGGCTGGATAAGAAGACGCATGGAACCGATAACATAGAGCAAGAAGCTATGGATATCGTGATCCGCAAGAAGACTTTACTGGAAAAAGAGAAAGAGATTAAGTTCATGCTGGACTACAGGTTTGGCTTGGGCACTTACGACGAGATGTTGGGTATGCGGCGCAAGATACGTGCTGAACGGGAAGAGACTGTTTACGCGGCTATGGAAGCCAAGCGCCAGATACAGAATAACATGGCTATTGGTGCGTTAAGTCTTGGTATAATCGGCGTTTTGGGTGGTGGTATGTACTTAATAGTATTGGTTACTCAATGATAAACGCGCTTATTTTGTCTGTAACTCTTGCGGGAGTGGCTAATCCGACGCATGTTCAGTGTCACTTATGGAAACGACTTACAGCCGAAAACGGTCAAAAGATTTGTGTTTATAGGTTTACAGCGGGATATGGTGGTTTGGGTTATCATTACCCTACGAAGAGTTTTTCTGAGTGTCCGAAGGTATTTAGTTGTCTTTATGAGAGGAAGGACAAGCGACCTAGCTTGTCGGAAATATTAGATGGCCTGAAAGGAGGTTTCTAATGACTATGGAAAAGTTTTTGGCATGGAAGGTTATGCCTCGGCTTATGATGTTGGTAATGACGGTTATGTATATCAGGGTGATTGAGTGGTTTATGTCGTTACCGCAGGATGTTGTTAGTACGCAAGCTACTGCGCTTACTGCAACCGTAACGGGTGCCATGACAGGTGCCTTCGCCGTATGGTTAGGGTCAGAAAAATGATGGCATTATTAGGAAGTTTGCTAGGCTTTGGCAGTTCTTTTCTGCCCGAGGTCCTTAGCTATTTTAAGGCTAATCAGGTTCAGAAGCATCGTATGGAGATGATGCAGCTTGAAACGCAGTTGGCGCAGAAGCGTTCTGAGATGAAACTGGTTGAGTTAGACAAGCAGGCTGATATCGCGGAAACGAAGGGGTTATATGAGCATGACCGATCTATCGACGCTGGCGGATTTATCAACGCTCTTCGGGGCAGTGTTCGTCCTGTCATTACTTATGCCTTTTTCGGACTGTTCGTAGCTACGAAAGTAGTTATTATGGTTAAAGTAGGACAGTCTGGCGGCGAGTGGACAGAAGCTGTTGAGCTTATGTGGGACCCGGAAACAGCCGGACTCATGAGCGCAGTCTTAGCCTTTTGGTTTGGAAATAGAGCAATCTCTAAATATGCGGGGAAGTAGTTATGGGATACAAGTTAGGAAAGCGAAGCCTATCAAGGCTAGAAGGTGTCAACGACGATCTGGTAACGGTCGTGAAATACGCTATCGGCGTGACGAAACAAGATTTCTCAGTCATCTGCGGGTTGAGAACAATAGACGAGCAACGCGCGTTGGTTGCAAAAGGGGCTTCGCAAACCATGAAGTCAAAACACATTGATGGCAACGCGGTTGATTTGATGGCTTATTGCAATGGTGGCGGTCGTTGGGAATTAAATCTATACGACGAGATTGCGGATGCTATGAAAGAAGCCGCGGAAGCTACGGGTGTAAAACTCCGTTGGGGCGCGGCGTGGACAATAGATGATATTGGTGCTTGGGAGGGTAGCGCAGAAAATGCAATGAACAGCTACATTGACACTCGCAGATCACAAGGACGCAGGCCCTTTATCGACGCTCCACACTTTGAAGTTGTGTTTTAATGTACGCGTTCGTCCTCATGCTGTATCTCGGCTACGGGGGCGAACGTAAATTAATTGTGGATGATCTGTATTTTGCACAGTTAAACGTTTGCAACAGAGTAGCCGAGGCTCTTGTAGAGCGTTACAGCACTCACGGCATAGCGACTGCGGACAGAGCGGTTGCATACTGCTTGCCAATAAAAATTACAGACGACTCGTTGCACGTTTACTAAAAAACAAGTAGGTTTCCCATATAAGATTAAATGGGAGAATCTGGGAATG